CTTTACCGTGTTTCTTATAATAATCTAGTGCTTTCTTTTCTTTAGGGTCAACTTCTTCATCGTCACCAAATATAAAATCAAACATTCCCATTATTGATATACTCCAGAAATTAATGTTTCTTGTGCAATTTTTCTAGCATTTGCCATATTAAGAGCTGTTTCAGAACGTAAATGATCAACTTCAGGGTGTGTTCTTTCAGTGTCCATATTCTTACTATCGATCTCAGCTTGTGTTTTCTGTAAACCGATAGATTCTTTCTGTAATTTAAGTAACTTCTCTTGAATATCAATTTCGTTTGGCTGTAAATTAGCCGCTTCAGCTTGCCACTTGATTGCTTTAGCTTTTTCTTCTTCAGCTTCAGCCATAGTCTTCTCAATATCAGCTTGAGCTTGTTGCATTTGCATTTGCATAGCCATCTGTTGCATCTGAGCTTGTTGTGGATCTTGCTGTCCGCCTTGTGTAAGCTGTTGAACAATCTGATCTCTATTATGAATAGATGAATTTTGCATCATTGACAATAGAATCACGTTAAACGCAGGAGAGTCTTTAGGAATAGCTTGTAACATCTGTACCATTTGAGTCATTTCTAGCTCTTTGGCCATAATGCCCATAGTAGAGTACGGTACAAACTTGTAATCTGATACAGGGTAACGATCAACATCAAACTGAATCTTACGCCACATTGATTTGTTAATCATTGGGATAAGGAAAGTGTTTTGGAAATTCATTAATGTACGTTTCTGTCTCTTAATTGAGGCAGATTGTGCCATAGACATACCAGAAGAGGTAGCTCTTTCAGCAGAACCTGCGTCTGATGACCCAGTACCCATCTGAATCATATTTTGAAGTGAGGCAACCTGGGAAAATGTAGTTTGGTCTGTAGTGCCAAGCGTAAGAGGCATAATAGCCTGTCGTGGATCACCATTCGTTAATATAGTTTTGCCAGGTCTAACCTCAAACTTAATACCACGAGGTAGCTTTGTTGCATCTGCTGCCATCATAGGTGTAGTTGTTAGGGCGAGAGAGTCAATTCTTGCTCTCATTTCAGCATCTAATGCTTTTTGAGGGTTGTAACCTTTCTCACAAACACCTCTACCCCAGAATTTGTTAGGAACAATGTCGTGTTGATATGCAATGAAAGGCCTGTCCTTCATCATAAAGGCGTTTTCTTCAGCTCTTAGGATATATTCATCATTAACAATCGTTACAACAGCTTCGACTAACTCATCTTTCTTAGTGTTAGTATATTCAAAGTCATCGTTGTCTTTCTTAGGCTTTAAGAACCTTTTAGGTACTAAACCCCAGTATTCTGTAATTTTTACATTGTCTGATTCATCAGCTTGCTTAGTTTCAGGATCAAAACCAAATCTAATAGTATCATAATCACCATCTAAGGGTACATCACGATAAACACCAGACTTAATACCCTCTACAACGTGGTATCTTGGTTTAATAACTTCGTGTGCAACACCTAACGCCTCATTAATAGAATTAGCAGATGGATCAATAAGAAATTCTTTAGGGGATATGGCCTCAACTTTGACATCAATAGACGGTATCTCAAGTAACTCACGACTTGTAGTCATTGTTCCCTCAACAGGAACTTCTTGTGGAACGCGCTCTATTGTTTGTTCAACTACAATCTTACCAATGCCAGTACCATAAATAGCACCGTTTAAGAACACCTCACAGATGGCATCTTTAACACCAGTCTTTTCTAAGTCTTCTTGTAGTAGATTGCGGACATATTCAGCATCGGTCTTGTCTTGGTCCAACATATCGTCTTGAATGTCAAACCATTTACCTCTACCGAAGGTAGCTTCTTCTAATTCTGCAACTGATGACTCTACAGCTTGTTGTAAAGCAGGAGAAATAAGTCTTGATTTTTCAGATCTTCTTAATCTATCGGACTCTTGCCAAATTCCACGCCAAAGTCTATAGTATTCATCCCACTGAGTGACATAATTTATATCACGGTGGGTACGCCAGCTATCTAGTCTGTAATTTAACCAGGAAGACAGCGCTTGATACTGTGTTTCTTTGTTATCGAACATAAGTTATTGATTTCAATAGAAATTTAGTCGTAATATATCATAAAGTAAATGCAAAATGCAAGTTTTTTATTTTTCGTTAAAAATCAATGACTTACTAATAACCAGCAATCGCATCTTCGGGTTGCCAATCATCATCTAGCTCAATGGTGTGGGCGAAGTCTGCAACAGACACCTGATCAATGTATGCAAGGGCATCTAACATATCATCGTGTGATAATCTATTAGGAAAATCAAGCATTTGCGAGATAAATGGCTTCCAATCGCGGTCTTCATTGTAAGTTATCTGTCCGTGTTCCATTCTTCCTTGTAAGGCCCACACAATTCTCTCTGTTTTCTTCTTTCCACCGTGTCTCATTTCTACAATAGACACATATTGGCCTTGAGTACGCATTTCATCCTCTAAATAAGGCATTATTGCGTTTTTAAGTGAGCCAGTCTCAATACCAACAGTAGATGATTCAACAATTACAGCAGATTTAAGTATTTTTCTTGCTGTTTCCTTAATATTCCATCTTCCGTGTAGAATATCTTTAACCCACCACTTATCACGATCAACTTTTACAATAGCAATAGCAGTTTCATCAAGTCTTGAGCGTTTTAAGTTACGTTCTTTCTCAATAGCTTCAAATCCAGCAGGATCAATAGCAATAACATAGTAGCCTTCTTCCGGTTCTGAATCAGTCTTAAACCATTCCTCTTTAAAGATACCACCAGAGAATGTTTCAAAGGATGCCTCGAACTCTTGTCTAAATGACATAGAGGACATAGACTTAGCAGCAGCCTCAATCTCATCTTCTGGAATAAAAGGGTTATCAGTTGAGTTAAACTGGAACGCCTCCCAAGCATCATCGTCTAAAGCATCAGTATATAGGTCATAAAAGTGATTCTTACCAGCAGGTGTACCAATAAACAAAGCACCACCTCGTACATCCGCAAGCGTAGGTCGAATAATCTGTTCCCACACCACAGGTTTCATAGAAGCGTACTCATCTAGCACAACATAAGCTAAACCAACACCACGTAAGGTATCAGGTCTATCAGATCCTTTCAAATATATCCTTCGCCCATTTGTCAAAGTTAATACAGCGGTGTTCTCGTGAGCCGCGGCAATAAAAGGCGCACCTAACTCTTTTAACATTAACCACATAATATCTTTAGCTTGTTGAAACGTAGGGCCAATATAAAACACGTCTTTAGAATCGCTCTGAAGAGCTTTAATTAACAATATCCAAGCAGCTAACCGACTCTTGCCAAACCTACGCCCAGCAGCCACAACTTTAAACCGTTTCTCTGAATTGAATATCTCTAATTGAGCAGGGTGTAAATCAATGTTTATTTCACTCACTTAACAACCTCAGCTAACTCAATGATAATTTCATCATTAGATTTAATAGGTGGATCAATTAGATCAGCAGGATTTGTATTAGCAATCTTTTCTTGAATACCAACAGATGTACCTACATTAATAACAATCTTAGAGTCTTGTTTAGCTTTAGAAGAATCAACAGCTTTATGAACAGGTAAGATACGATCAATACACATCTTCAAGCAATGAACATCACCTTCCATAGCCATATCAAGAACTTTTTGAACAATCTCTGGCCCTTTAGTTGACATAAGCTCACGAGATAAAGCAGTAAATTTATTAACAGATCCTTTAGGTCTCCCAGACGGATTCCCAGACAAACCCTTCTTGAATTGATGAGCGTATTTAGCCATTTAATTATCTCCACATAGAGGTTAAACAAACCACATTATAATACAAATAATAACTCAGTATATAACATTAATATATATTAGCACTTGACGGTATAGTATATATCAGTTAAAATCTTACTTAACTAGTTAGCCAACACACTAGTAGCACTCATTTAGTATCTTACAAAGCAAACTATTTAATGCAGATAGCCTATTAGGACTATAACGTAATTAGCCTTTTTTTAAAATTGCCTTTTTT